ATGGTGGTTATCCATTTGATGTGCATTTTGTAAATAAAATATTAAAGAAAGTTGATTTTCACAAACCGATTAGTTCGCACACATTCAGACATACACATATTTCATTTCTAGCAGAGGCTAATGTACCATTAAAAGCAATCATGGAACGTGTTGGCCATAATGAACCACGTACTACATTAGCAGTTTATACTCATGTTACTGATGAAATGAAATCAGAATTGAATAATGCGATTAATAAAATTGGATCTTCTATCAGTCATAAATAGAAAAATGCTCCCACTGCACACTGCATGCAATGGGGGCAAATTATTTTATTCTTTTGGGGGCAAAATGGTGGCAAAATTGTGTTATAATTCGTTACGATTCGTTATAATTTCAATTTCACAATACCATTATAAGCCTTTATTCTTACTATGTTTGTTATAATTAGTTACAATTTGTTATAATCTGTGATAGTTGTATTGATTGGTGGCGGAGAGGGTGGGATTCGAACCCACGGCCCCTTGCGGAGTCACTGGTTTTCAAG